ATTTGAGTTTAGGAATGTAGAGTACTAGATGGCGACTACATATTTCTCGGAGAAGTCAGCCACCTGGGCACTAGACGGGCACATGTTCGAAACCATGCGCATATCGCCAGCGTCAATCGCCTTCTCAATGAGCAGCTGCAACGGCACAGGCACACCGTACAACTGGGCGAATAACTCACGTGTGTCGAGACTTGGACAAAAGTCCGGCACATCAAACTCTGGGATGACATCATGATAACCATCATGCACCCAACGGGCTGAATATCCCACGGTCTCAGCCAAACCTTTCCGGGCTACTGCACCGACAATGGGGCACTGCGGGGTCTCATAACAGGCGGACAATGACTTTGCACGCAATAATTCCGCCATAATGCCGTTACCGGCATGTATGAATGACTGTGTCCAACCAAACCCCATCAAAAACTTCGACGGGTCTCGGACAATCTCCCCCGACTCTGCGAAGACCATACCACAAAAAGAGGCACGACACGGATCTGGAATCTCCTCTATCTTTATGGTAAAGCCCAAACGCCGATAGTCTTCAGCGCACAAGGGAACTGTGCTAGCAAAAAGACCATCGTCCCCCTCGACAAACCCGTAAATCTCACCGCCCTTCGAATGCGCGATGAACTTAGCGAGCATAAGATTTGTAAAGCCATTACCAAGGGAAGTGCACATGTCCCCAGACATTCGCCTAGCTTCGACCTCAGCCTTCATCCCCATCCTGTTGCGGAGCCGATTCTTACCGCACAGTGTATCACACAGCAGATGGCAGCCGGCATCATCTGCCAACATGTGTTTGTAGAGTTGCAACTCAAACACCTCCATGATCTGCCTAGTAAAATGTGATTCGAAGGCTGTGAAGTCAGTTTGATAAAATATCAAACCTGACTTCTTCATCTCTAGTATTTTGGCGGGTCTGTCTGGGACAGGGGTGTGCTTTATAAATTCGGGTAAGGCATAGACTACCTCCTCTATGGCCTTGAACCGCGGCCCCGAAAATACCTTAAAGGCATCAACCCTCGAATTTATGAGCCGACAATGCTTCCAATTGACGTAGAATTCAGACTTAACGAAGCTCTGAATATTCCTACATTCGTCCGCAGTTGGAAAGCACGTCCTCAACCTCTCGTATTCACCCCTTAGTTGGTCCTTACGTTTCTCGGTGTAATCAGTGGTAGCAAGCCACTCTTCAAACTCCCAGACCCGAACTTTTGGCAAACAATTCAACCATTGGTGCACAAAATCACGACATTCCTCCAGGAACGCCGGGTCTGGGGTTGGCAAGGTCCGGAAAAGACG